AGCTTGGCGTGGATGTGCGGTTTGTTAATCCCTATAGCGGGCAGTCAAAGCCGATTGAGCGTGCGTGGCGCGATCTGGCGCAGGGACTGGCCAAGCATCCGCTGTTCGAGGGGGCATATGCCGGGAATAACCCGATGAACAAGCCAGAGAACTACGGCAGCCGCTCCGTGTCGCTGGAAGTATTCATCAAGGTCGTGGCGGAAGGTATTCGGGAGCATAATGAACGCATCGGGCGGCGCAGCAAGGTGTGCGGTGGAAAACTCAGCTTCAAGCAGGCTTTCGAGGCATCTTATGCTACCGCACCCATCACCAAGGCCACGCCGGAACAGCGTCGGCTGTGGCTGCTGGCGGCGGAAGCGATCCGCGCGGACAGGACCACGGGTGAATTCAAGCTGGAAGGCAACCGCTTCTGGGCGGAAGAACTGACCGCGTTGCGTGGGCAACAGCTTGTGGTGCGGTTTGACCCGCAGGCGTTGCAGGGATCGGTGTTCGTTTACCGTCTGGACGGAACCTTCGTGTGTGAAGCGCCATGCCTTGCGGCGGCAGGCTTTGCTGACAAGGGCGCTGCCCAGTCCCATAACCGGGCACGCAAGGCGTGGATCAAGGCGCAGAAGGATATGGAAAAGGCGCAGAACAGTCTGTCCATTTCTGAATTGCAGGAAATCTACACCCCTGATCCCGAGACAGCAGAAGAAACGCCAGTAGAGGCCAAGGTGGTAAGGCCGTTCCGCCCTGCACCAATTACCCATGGCAATGCCGCCGTCGCCATTGATCTGGATGCGATTGAAGACGGCGAAGAAGAAGAACTGTCGAGCGTAGTAAAGCTGCGTCAATTCATGCGGCAGCAGGCTTAATACACTTCTAAAAGGCACTTAAACCATGAACATAGTTGAAACCGGCATTGCCCCTGCGGGCAGTGAACAGGATCACTCACCCTCTGACACGCTGCGCACACGGGTGCAGATGCAGATGGAGAGCGAAAGCCTGAGCATCAAGGCGGCGGCTGTGGCGTCCGGCATTGGCTATTCCACCTTCTCGGCATGGCTGAACAACAAGTATTCGGGCGACAATGCCGCCGTGGATGTCAAGGTAGAACGCTGGCTGGAAAGCACCCGCACACGGTCACACGTGCGCAAGGCCATGCCGCAGGAGCCGGGCTTTATCGAGACCCCCACGGCACAGATATGGATGAGCGTTTTTGAGTATTCCCAGGGCGGCCCGGATATCGGCCTGATTACCGGGGATGCGGGCGTGGGTAAGACTATTTCCGCCAAATACTACCGCGATCATAACCCGAATGTGTGGCTGATGACTGCGGATTCCTCCATGCGTAGCCCAACCGCCATCCTGCGCAAGCTGACCCGCCTTGTGGATGCCAATACGCAGAGCGGCCCCGGCATGATGGATAGCATTCTGGAACGTGTGCGGGACACGCGCGGGCTGATTATTGTGGACGAGGCGCAGAACCTCCAGACAGAGTCCATCGACCTGCTGCGCAAAATCTATGACGAGGCCGATATCGGTCTGGTGTTCATGGGCAACATGCCGCTGAAATCCCGCATTGAAGGCATGGGCCGCCAGTCCAGCCATGCGCAGATATTCTCTCGCGTTGGCATGCGCAAGAACCGCGCGAAACCACAGGTCAAGGACGTGCTGCCCATGCTGGATGCATGGGGCATCCATGAACCCACCCTGCGCAAGGTGGGCCGCTGGATCGCCATGCAGCCGGGCGGCCTGCGTACGCTCAACAAGACCGTGCGCTACGCCTACATGCTGACGCGGGCCGACGACCGGCAGGAACTGGCCGAAGCGGACCTCAAATCATCGTGGAAAGAACTGACGGGCACGGAACTGCCGTCCTTCGCAGGGCGGGAGTAACCGGCATGGCCAAAGCAACACAGAGCGTGCCGCCCGCGAGGCAGGAAGATGAAATCTCCGACCTTTACAACCTGATCACGGACAAAGTGGCGGTCATGGTCCAGATGGGGCCGGAAAGCCGCTCCCTGATCCGCGACTTTCTGGAAGGTCTGGACGAGAACCTGACCGTGGCGAACGTCAAGGCGGCGCTGGAGGCGGAGTGGTCATGATCATCCAGATTACTTCCGGCATGAAAACCATCATCTGGCTGGCGCACAAATATGGGGCGGTGAAGCTGCGCGCCCGCGCCCATAAGCTGATGTGGGCACCGGGCGACGGCTGCGCGCTGATCGACACCACGACTTACCAGACCAGCGTGATGCAGCGGCGCGGTCTGATCCGGCTGGCAGACGGGTCCATGGACACCTTCGTCCTGACCGCACTGGGGCAGACCAAGGCAGCAGCCCTGTGGTTTGAGCCGCCCCGCGTGCGCGAAACCCGCCGCCAGTCAGGTAGCTACTGGCTGACAACTGAACAGATGCATGCCCTCAAGCCGTGGCTTCCTGCCCAGTTCGCGCATCTCCGTAGCGATGACCGGCGCTTGCTGAGTGGCATCGTGCATGCCCTGCGCGAAAACCTGACGTGGCAGGTGGTGTCTGGTGAATATGGCCCGGAACTGGCCCTGCGGCAACGCTGGGCGCAGTGGTGCCGGTCAGGCGCGATGGATAACGCCCTGGGCCATCTCTTTGAACAGGACGCGGACGGCCAGCCCCGGCTGGTTGTCACGACTGCCATGCTGATGCGCCACCGCAGCGGTGCCCACGCCATTGCATGCGGCTACCTACCCACCTTTGCCCCGATTGATGAAATGGAGGCAGCATGAGCGCCGCCCTGAATACTGTAGTTCCGACGCATCCCGCACCGCTGGACTGTGCCGTCACGCCCGTCCTGGTCATGGACGCGCTGCATGCCGCCACGGCCGGTACGCCGCTGGACCAGCCTGAGCGGTTCGATGCGCTTTACCGCGATCTTATGGACCTTCTGGACGGCTTTCACCCCGATGCGGGCATTGATGAATGCCTGATGGTGGTGGGCCACCCCATGAACCAGATCGCGGGCCGGGAAGAACGCCGCGACGTGATGATCCGCTTCTTTGAACTGCTGACCCCTACACACCTGACAGCCGGTGAAATCCTGACCGGCCTGGAGACACGCGCATGACCCATATGACCCCTTTGGCGCGGCTGCGCCACAACACCCGCAGCATGCGGGAAACCGCGATCCGCATGAAGGAAACCAGGGGTAGCCGCGCCCTGACCGAAGCCGAACTGCATGACCTTGGCGACTGGCTCATGCGGCAGGTCATCGAGATTGACGGGGCCATCGGCACCGCAGCCCTGGCCGGGCACCTGCCGCATCTGGGCAGCGTCGTGGTCGAAGGTGAATGCCGGGAGATCGGGGCATGAAGGAAGAAGTAAGAATGCAGACCGGCGATCTGGCAGAAGTGACGCAGACGGTTGTTGATCTGGCACATGGCCGCATGGCGGAAGGTTCCAGCGATTTGAATGTGCTGCTGGATCAGGCCGACAGCAACATGGAAATGGCCGTCATGTCTTTTGAAGATGGACGACTGGCCTTTGCTGCCACCTGTGCAGAACAGGCCGCTTCCTGTGCCCTTCTTGTGGCCATCGCCCTACGGCGCATGGCGAAGGACATTCCGCCCGTGCAGGAGCGCCATTGATATGACCTGCACTGCATATTGCAGCCGGGATGGGGTCATCGGCATTGCCGATGGCCTTCACTTCCCCGATGCCTGCCTGCCCATCGCTGTCGGATCGCGCGGGCATCTGTCCTTCCAGATCCAAGAACTGGGCGAACGCACCTGCAAGGGCCGCGTCTGGCGCGTGCCCGGCGTGACGGGCAGGGAGCGCGACCATGTTGCCTACACCGCCGTCCAGACCTTCGCCGCCGCCATCCTGACCCGTAACGCCAGCCTGCGCCGCTGGCCCCTTAACGCAAACCACAAGGAAATCCGCTCATGAACGCCACGCCCCGCATCATCGCCGCCGAAGCCCACCCCCTGCCGGACGTGCTGGTCAGCCCCTTTGGCAATGAGGTGCCCACGTCGCGCATCCGCGACGATATCCTGTTCCGCCACCAGACGGCCAATGCCCTGGTCGAGGCCGCCATGGGGCTGAACGCGGAACTGCGTGCCCGCAAGGAACAGTTCTTTGCCGATGTGGATGCCTTCATTGACCTGACGCTGGAACGCTACAACGCCCGTCTGGGCGGAAGGCGCGGCGGTGTGGTGATCGCCAATTTCAGTGAGACCATGAAAGTCGAAGTCTCGACTTCCGATTACCTGCGGGTGAATGAGGCGATTACCGCCGCCCAGGCATTGATGAACGAAGTCCTGGACGATGTAGGCGAAGGGGCCAGCGATGATGTCCGCACGCTTCTGGCGAATGCTTCGTGCGTGACGAAAAGACCGGCAGGCTGAACATACAGCGCCTTCAGGAAACCCGGCGCGTCAAGCTGTCGCATCCAAAATGGCCCGATGTGCAGGCGGCTATTGCGGACTCTCTGGAATGGGCCGGGTCGCGCCGTTACATCCGCTTCCATGTTCGCAAGGACCGCAATGCCCGGTGGGAACAGGTCAATCTCAATTTTTCTTCTCTGTGAGGGCGTAATGCGTAAAGTCTCTATTATGTCCGATGTCATGGCTCATGGCGTTCCCACTCCTTGCGCGCCTCCCAGGGTTGAATTCCGGCCCATTGGCGAGGATAGGACGATGTACATGGTGCTGGCGCAGGGCATGTCACATGGGCCCGACCTTATTACCCCGATCGGCACGATTGATCTGGCCGCCCTGCGCAGGCTGCTGGATGGGGTGGACGTATCATGACGGCACGGAAGGCCGGTCCTGCGCGCGGGGCGATCTATGCCAAGCTGCATATTGCCCGCAAGGAACTGGCGCTGCCGGATGAATCCTACCGCGACATCCTGCACCGCATCACTGGCAAATCCAGCGCAAAGGACGCCACCATACCCGCGCTGGAAAAGGTGCTGGCCCATTTCCGCACGCTGGGCTGGAAGCCGAAAAAGGGCAGTCTGTCCAGCAGCGACCGGCCCCATGTCCGCATGATCTACGCGATCTGGAAGGACATGGGACCGATGCTGGACAGTGGCGGCACGCGCGAAGCCCTGCGTGCCTATGTCCAGCGGCAGACCATGACGCCGGACCATCCCGGCGGCATCTCCGCGCCCGAGTTCCTGGACGGCACGCAGGGACGAAAGGTGATTGAGGGTCTGAAACGGTGGAAAGCACGGCTTGAGAAGGGTTTGAAATGACGAATATCTATCCATGGCTGGCCGCAGCGATAATGGTCATTACGGTTGCTTTCACAGTATGCGCGGCCAACAGTCGCAATTTCACTATGACGCTGTGCGCGGCGTTGGTCAGCATCATTGCGATAGTTCTCATATTCGGCTTGCGGGCCTATTAATAACCTCACATGCAGCGATTACAGAAACCGCCCCTATCCGGGGCGGTTTTTTCGTTTACAGACAATACTGGATGCCTGTTTATAAAAGGGACGATTTCGCTTAATGATTACTGACGACGATCTGAACGCCCTGCGCGGCAAAATCCGTTCCATTGTCCGGCAGAGTGTGATTGCCGGTCGGCATGCGACCAGTAGCGAGGACGCGGCGCGCATTCAGGATCAGATGGTGGCGGCAAGTGAAAGCACGATAATGCTGGATATTGTCGCCCTTCTGGCAAAGCATGATGGTAAAGAAGTGACATGAATATCCGGGCACCCGCAGAAATTGACTGGCTTGTAATGCTGTCGGTGAAAAAGCAGCCTTCGTATTCGTTGAAAGCGAATGCGGACGGACAATGTGGGTGCCCGCGCGCGCGTCTGGCAGCGCATTGGAGGCGCGGTACGGCACTGAACTGGCGACAGCCGTATGTGCCCGCCATGCGCGCAGTTCCTTCCGCGTTCCCATGCTCAAGCGGTGGCGCATCCGCTGCCACCGTCTGGCAGGCATGATGGTTACGGATATCGCAGCCCGCGTGGGCGTATCCGAGCGTTACGTTTATGCCGTGTTATCTGGTGAGCGCGGCAATGAGACGCGCATTCGCCGTCCGGCGCGTCCGGCCGATACCAGGCAGATCAGCCTGTTCTGAGGCAATACATGTAGCAGTGCAGGATGCACTGCCTCTCTCATGCGCGCGTATCGTCGTGGCATGCAGAGCAATTTCCCTACCATCACAGATTTCACGCAGGGCGAGGAAGGACTTTACCAGTGCATCCGCAATGACGCGGGTAACTGGACCCTTGGCGCTGTTCAGCATGGCAACCTTGTCGGCACCATGCGGGGCATCTCCGCGCCAACCATGGTGCGCTGGATGGGCGGTGATCCGGGAAAGGTCACGGCCAGGGTCATGCAGGGCATCGACGTATCGACGTTCCGCGCCATTGCCCGTGCCTTTTACTGGCGTCCCCTGAATTGTGACCTGCTGCCTGCCGGTATCGACGCGGTTGTGTTCGATTTCGGATTTAATGCCGGTATCCGCGTGGCGGCACGGCAGTTGCAGGCTGCTGCGGGCCTGAAAGGCGGGGACGTCGATGGCGACATCGGACCGCGCACAATCGCTGCCGTTCTGGACGCGAGCGCGGATGGGAATGTCTCCCGGCTTACTGCCCCGCTTATCGACATGCAGGCCGCCTATTACCGGCAGTGCCGCCTGTTCCCCGTGTATGGCGCGGATTGGATCGACCGTACGGTCCGCCGCGAAGCACTGGCGCTCAGACTGGCGAAACAGGCTGGCCCCGCCGCTGCGGCATGACCCCCTTCGGTCGTGCGGGCGCGCACGGCTGATCTTGTGACCATACGGCGCGCACGCGGCGCTATACTTCACCCAGGAGCCAGAATGGCCATCAATTTCGCGACGATCCTGCCGGGCATCTTCTCCGGCATCAATGCCCTGCTTGCCGCCAGCGCGGAAAACAAGCTGTCCACCTACAATGCGGTGGCGCAGACCGCGATCAAGGCGGCCGTGACAAAGGTGGATGATGGCGTGACCCATCTCCAGACCGCCTTCACCACGTTCGAGGCGGCGAACCCGGTCGTTACCCAGGCGATTGCCGAGTTCAAGGAGCTGGCGACGATCCTCGGTCTGTTTGTCCCGACCGAGGCGGCGGTGGTGACCCATGTCCAGGCGGCCATTGCCGATCTGTCCGGTGTGCTGGTGCCGCAGACCACCACCACGGCCACGGCGGCCACGACCACGGCCCCGGTAGCCGCGGCCGCCTGATAATGCCGCAGATGACAGGGGCGGCCGCAGGCGTGTCGCCATGGATGTTCCTGATGGCAGTCCTTGTCTTCCTGCTGGTCGGCGCACTGGTCTTTGATCGGTTGCGCTGGCTGGGGCGGCAGCATGAGCGGCTGGAACAGCGATGTGACGGAATCGAACAGACGCACGCTGATTCCCTGTCGCGCATGCAGCGGATGGAAACATCCATGACGTCGATTGACATGCGCCTGACGGAAATCCGGCAGGACGGAAAACGCAATACGGAAATGCTGCACGTCCTGATCACGGGCCACGTCGCGGCAAGCAAGGAATAAGACCATGAGTGTCGCCACAGCCATTATTGAACACCGCCGCCTGAGCGTGCTGATGTCCGTCAAGCAGCCCGGTGACGGCCGGATCAGTGATGAAATCCTCCTGCGCGTCCTGCGTGCGGATGGCTGTGCCATTGATTACGACATGCTGCGCGGTGACCTTTACTGGCTCCAGCAGCAGGGATGCCTGCGGATCGAGAAGTTGTCCACGGGTGTTGTGGGTGAGGAAATCTGGGTTGCGGTGCTGACCCCGATCGGCGCGCGTGTATGCGACGGCCTACAGCATATCAACGGTATTGCCCGCTCCATGGCGAAATGATCCATGTCGCGCCCGTCTTCCATAGAGCGGCAGGATGAGGCGATCCGCGAGGAAATCGCTCGCCTGCGTGGCGCGGGGTACAGTTTGGACGAAATCCTGGCTGCTGCGGGAGCTGGACGTCCATGATGTAAGTCGGTCCGCGCTGGGCCGACACATCAAGAAGATGGATGAGGTTACCAAGAAAATGCGCCATTCGCGCAATATCGCGGAAGCGATGGTGCGCAAGATGGGCGATGCCGGTGCCTCCCAGTTTGCCCGTGCCAATATCGAGCTGCTGCACAGCGTCATCCTGGACCTGCACATGGCCGATGAAGGGATGGCCAACAAGGATGGTGTTGCCGCCCTGAAAGGTAACCCGCGTGGTGTCGAGGCGCTGGCGAAAGCTTTGGACCACCTGACCAAGGCATCAAAAACGGATGCCGATTTCGTGGCGCAGATCGAGGAACAGACTGAAGCGCGCCTGCGCAAACGCGACGAAAGAAACCTGAAGAACGTCGCCAAAGAAAAAGGGCTGTCCAGAGAAGTAATCGAGATCATGCGCACGCGGGTTCTTGGAATCAAGTCATGAATGACCTGTCCGATCCGCTCCTGCCTTACCAGAAACGGGTGATTGAGGCCGTTGGCGCCAATGATGTCGTGGTGATCGAAAAGTCACGGCGGATCGGCATTTCATGGGTTCTGAGCTGGCTGGCTGTCATGACCGCAGGTGCCGGAAAGTCGGCAGGCGGCATGGATGTCTTTTACATGGGTTATGAAAAGGACATGACGCGGCAGTTCATTGAGGACTGCGCAACCCATGCCGAAATCCTGAACTTCGGGGCGAAGGAGGTAGGCGAAGCCCTGTTCCATGACCCGGATAATCCGGATGCTGACATCAAGGTGTTCCGGATCGACTTTGAATCCGGATACGAAATCCTGTCCCTCCCGTCCGTACCGCGTGCGTTCCGGTCGAAGCAGGGTCTGGTCATTCTGGATGAGGCCGCATTCGTGGACGATCTGGAGGCGATGATCGACGCGGCCATGGCGCTGCTGATCTGGGGCGGAAAGGTGGTCATCCTGTCCACCCATAACGGCGATACCAATCCCTTCAACCAGTTGATCCATGATGTGCGTGCCGGGAAATTCATTGATGAGGTGACCGGGGAAAATCTTGTTCACCTCATGCGCATCACATTCAATGAAGCGGAAGCCGAAGGGCTGTTCCACAAAATATGCCAGCGGAAGGGCGAAGTGTGGACACAGGAGGCGGAAGACGCATGGCGTCGTCGTATCCTCAAGCAGTTCGGGAGCCGGGCCGACCAGGAACTGCATGTCATTCCATCCCCCAGCACAGGGGCGTTCATTCCCCGCATTCTGATCGAGGCGCGTTCCCAGGAAGATATCGAGATCGCGCGCTGGGAATGTGACGCCGCGTTCACGATGCTGCCCGAGCATATCCGTAAGGCGGAGTGTCTGGACTTTTGCGTCAATGTGCTGGCCCCTCTACTGGCGGTGCTGGACCTGACCTGTCCGCATGCCTTTGGCGAGGATTTCGCCCGCTCAGGTGACCTGACCGTTTTATGGTTTCTGGCCATCCTGAGTAATCAGGTCCGCCGGACTGCCTTTGTCGTCGAACTGCGCAATGTTCCGTTTGAACAGCAGAAGCAGATACTATGGTTTATTCTTGATCGCCTGCCGCGCTTTCGCAGCGGCGCGATGGACAGCACCGGCAACGGCCAGTGGCTGGGAGAAGTAACCAGACAGGAATACGGGGAGCGGGTGCAATGTATTCACCTGTCAGAAACCTGGTATCGGGAGAACATGCCGCCGCTCAAAGGGGCATTTGAAGACGAAAAGCTCCTGATCCCGAATGACCGCGACACCCATGACGATATCCGCGCCCTGACGCTGGTGCGTGGTGTGGCCCGCGTGCCGGAAAAGCGGACAACTGGCGCGAATGGAAACCGGCATGGTGATGCCGCCGTGGCGCTTGCCCTGGCCTACTTCGCCAGCCGGTCCGACCCGGTGATTTACGAATACACCCGCGCCCCGTCTCCCCAGCAGATTGCGACAGGCGCGGGCCTGTCCCGCGACGATCGCGACGAACTGGAAGACGCGGGCGTGGAGGTGGGCAATCTTGGACTGAGAGGAACCGTATGATGGATGATGTTTCATGGGGTGTAATTGGCGGCTGCGTTCTGGCCGTAAGCGTTGCTGCGGGGACACTGATTTATCTGTCACGCAAGGCGCAGACCGCCGCGACGGAGGCCCAGCAGGTCGATACCCAGACCAAGGTAACGACCACGGAACAGGCGATGGCCCAGGCACAGGCTGATGCGCCCGCGACCGATGCCGATCTGACCGCCCGCCTGGACGGGGGCACGTTCTGATGCCGCGTTGGTACCCCCCGCGCACCCGCCGTGTCGTCGTCACTGCGCACGACAATACCACGCGGGGCCTGCCGTGCCCTGCATGGCAGACACAGCCGGCACCCACGCCCGTCAGGCGCTCCGTGATGACTGTCATGGGATGTGAATCGGTCCGCCTGCGCGGCAATGGCGTGATCGAGATCACGGGTGACCTCACCATTGAAGGAAAAATCTGATGTGCCCTTCTGGCAGTACCAATAAAAAACATGTCCTCTGGGTCATCTGTGCTCTGGCCGGGCTGGCAATCCTCGGCATGACGGGCTGTGCTGACCGGCCTGATCGTTTGATCTGCCCCACTCTTACGCCCTATTCAGCCGCCGATCAGAAGGCTCTCGGCAGCGAACTGGCGGCCGATCCGAACGCCCCCACCCTGCACCGGGCCATGCGCGATTATGAGGGCCTGCGCGATCAGGTGCGTGCATGCCAGAAAGCGGCGGGCTGACATGGCGACGCTGCTCGACCAGTACGGACAGCCCATTCGACCGGCGACCCTGACAGAAGAAGTGTCAGGTGCGCGTATGGTCGGGCTGCGTCCGGCCGTGGTGCCCACCGATATCGGGCCACTGTCGCCTGAACTGATCGGACGCACCATGCGTGCCGCTGATCAGGCGACAGCCTGATGTGGCAGATACTGGCCGAGGAAATCGAGCGTCGTGACCCGCATTACCTGAGCGTGCTGAACACGCGGAAACTGGCGATTTCCCAGCTTCCCATCACCGTAACACCCGCCAGTAGCGACGCCGCCCATGTGAAGCATGCCGATTTCGTCCGGGGATGGGTAGAACGCGGCATCCTTCGCCGGTCGCTGTATGACCAGATGGATGCGCTGGCCAAGGGGTTTTCCGTCCATGAGATGGAATGGCACATGGAGGCGGGTAACTATTGGCCTGCGGAACTGACATTCCGGCCACAGCGCTGGTTCGATATCAGCATGCAGGATGGCGAGACCATCATGATCCGCGATGACTGCGCTACCCCGGCGTTACCGTCCGTTGCCGATGGTATCCCGCAACCCGGCTTCCGCAACATGGAGCCTTACAAATTCGTTACGCACCGGCATGCGGCATGGTCGGGCCTGACCATTCGGGGCGGCCTGACGCGGGCGGCCATCTGGCCGGTGATGTTCAAGCTGTTCACCAATCGTGACTGGGCGCTGTTCGTCCAGAATTATGGGCTACCCATGCGGGTGGGAAAATATACCCGTGATGCCAGCGACAATGACAGGAAGGTGCTCCTTCGCGCGGTATCCGATATCGCGGGTGGTGCTGGCTGCACCATTCCTGATTCAATGCAGATTGAATTTCCGGAGCCGAAAACGGCATCCAGCGCCAGTGATATCCATGAGCGGCGCTTCCGCATCCTGAATGAGGAACTCAGCAAGCTGGTGCTGGGCCAGACTGGCACGACAGAAAGTAAACAGGGCGCACACGCATCGGGGCAGGTCCATCGCGAGGTGCAGGTGGATATCGAACGTGCCGATACGTTCTGGCTATCCTATACCGCGACCACGCAGTGCGCGATCCCGATGGTATCATGTTCATTTGGACCACAGGATGCCTATCCGGTCATCACGATCGGGCGGCCGGACGAAGCGCCGTTCGATGATGTCATCAAGGCGCTGCAATTTGGCGGCCCGCAGGGACTGAAGGTCCGTTGCCAGGATATTTACGACCGATTGAGCCTGACCCCTCCCGAGGACGGGGACGCTGTATGCGGCATCATTGCGCAGCCCCAGCCCGTTGAGCCCGCACATGTGCTGCCCGCACAGGACCGTGCGCCCCAGGACATGCCCGCGCGCGTATCCGTTCCCACCACACAGAGTCCGCAGGAACCGGACCAGCAGAACACGCTCCATGCCGCCCTTGGCCGTCTGGTCGCCCGCCATGCGCGCGAGGAACCGCATATGGTGGCGTTGCTGACCAACAGCCTGGCGCATGCCGCCCAGCCCATTCTGGATGATATGATCATACCCGTGCGCCGCGCGCTCATGCAGGCGAAGGATATGGAAGATTTCCGCCAGAGACTGGGTGACATGGAACTGTCACCAGCGGCATTTGCCCAGGCAATGGCGCAGGGCATGGCAGCGGCGAATCTTGCGGGTGAGCTGATGGTCCTGGACGAAATCGGCCGCGACCCGGCAGGTCATGGCTGACAGCGTAGCCGAGGCCGCGCGCCTTCCGCCCAGCGAGGCGCTGGCCTTTTTTCGCCAGAAGCTCAACGTCCCGACCACGCACTGGACCAACCTGTGGCAGGCAGCGCATGCACGCGGTTTCATGGTGGCGGGAGCCGCCGATCTGGCGTTGGTCAAGGATTTCCGCATTGCGGTGGACAAGGCGATAGCGGGTAAGGTGACCATTCAGGAATTCCGCAAGGAATTCGACGCGATCGTCGCCCGGCATGGCTGGGCGCATAATGGCAGCCCGGCTGGCGGTCAGACCTGATATTCAACGTCAATGTGTCGATGGCCAACGCAGCCGGGCGGTACGCCCGCATGACCACGCCCGAGGCGCTGGAGATGTATCCTTACTGGATGTATCGCCACAATGCCTGCCCGCACCCGCGTCCGCTCCATCTGGCGTGGGACGGGACGCTTCTGCCCGCCAATGACCCATGGTTCGATACCCACTTCGCACCTAACGGCTGGCGCTGTCATTGCGAGATCGTGCCCGTATCCCGCTGGATGATGCGCAAGCGTGGCTGGAGCGTGTCGGAACGACCGGCGCTTGACCTGCGGCCATGGCGCAACCCCCGTACGGGCAGGTGATTGAGGTTCCCGCCGGGATTGACCCCGGATTCGCCTATAATCCGGGCAAGGCGTGGCTATCCGGGCAGGCACCCGACATCGGGCCGTCAGTTCGCCCAGGCCGGTTTCCTGCCGCGACAGATGCCGGACCCGCACAGCCCGCGCCGGGGGTGACGCCTACGTTGCCCATTCCCAGGGAGCATGCTGACAGTGCGCATCAGGAAAATGTCATGCATCTGCTCGATCATCCGGTGGGAATTGCCGAGGTGGGCACGTTGCCCGAGCATGTACGCGAGGCAATTGGCGGCACGTCCCGCAAAGTCCTGCTTTCGGGGGGCACCCTGACGAAACAGGATGATCACCATTCCGATCTGACCGGCGCTGATTACAGGCAGGCTCCCGCGACCCTGGAGAAACCCGTTGTTGTGGTCGGAAAAGGCGAACGCAGGGCCATGCTGCTGTATCCGTCAGGCGGCCGACTTTACCGCGCGGTCGTAAAGACAACGCAGGACGGGTCTGAAAACTACCTCCTGTCCTTCCACCGATACACGAAGAAAAAAGCATTGCGCGCCGTGCGCAAGCTCCCGCCCATATTCGGTGATATGGCGGATATTCCCGACGATGAGGATCAGGGGGATGGAAACTGAACGGCGTGCAGGTGGGGCCAGCCGTAAACCCCACAATATGATCCCGCCACAAGGGCGGTCCTGCGGTCGGCTGAATATCGCCGCGTCACTGCACGCCGCACCCATTACATAGGACGGCATGAGGAAGAATTCCATGACAGTTTTCAGTGTTGGGCAGGATATGGCCGGGATCAGGGATGCCCTGACGCGAATGGTGGCGGTCGGACGCAACCCGCAGAGGCTGTTGGGGGCAATTGGTCTGGGACTGGAGAGCAGCACCCGTGAGCGCATGCGCGATGGCGTGGACCCCGATGGGGTGAAATGGGAAAGCTACGCTCCGCTGAACCCGTTGTATGAGCGGGGCAAGAAGGGGGCTGGCATTCTGCTCGGGCCGGACCTTCACCTTTACAACAGCATCCGGTCGGGCGTGGACGGGAATGCCGTTGTCGTGGGAACGGATGTCATATACGGCCGTGTCCACCAGTATGGTGCGATCATCCAGCCCAAAAATGCGCCACAACTGTCATTCGTGATGGGTGATGTCCTGATCCATGCATCCAGCGTGCATGTTCCCGCGCGTCCATACCTCGGCTTTTCCAGCGAGGACCGGGAGATGGTGGTGGGTCAGTTGGAGGATATGTACACGAGTGCAATCCGGCGCTGATACATTATGTGGGCGTAGGATTGATTTTAAGAGACCCGTAAGAGGGTTTAAGAGGGGGCAGGATTGATTTTATGCCCCACCTGCGCATGATCGGGCGCATCTGACCCCATACGCCCCTGTATGGCGAAATATGAGGCGGATCGTAATCCGCCCATCCGTCCCTGCCCAGGATCACCATGCAGTAGTGCAGGATGCACGGACGCATCGCCACGCGCGATGTTCGGTCCTGATGAACAGGTCAACTTCATATCACATGATGCAGTTGCCCCAGACGGGCAGCGCGCCGGAGTGGATACACCTCCTTCCGGCGGGTCGCTTTGAGGGCAAGGACGGGCGCGGTCCCTATACCACGCCGCGCGATCCGGCGGCGCTCATGACGGCCAGCATGCGTGCGGCTGGTGGCAAGCTGACGCTGGACGAAAACCATTCCACCGATATTGCCGCCAAGATCGGACTGCCCAGTCCCGCCATGGGCTGGATCACGGAATTGCAGGCCCGTGATGACGGCATCTGGGGCCGTGTCGAATGGAATGCTTCCGGGCACAGTGCGATGGATAACAAGTCCTATCGCGGGGTCAGCCCGGTTTTTGATCATGACGCACAGGGAAACGTGACGCTGATCAGGCGCGCTGCCCTGACCAATGACCCCAACCTGCTTGACCTTCACACCCTACATCACAGACAGGAGACGAGGATGGACCTCGCAGAACTGGCGCGCCGCCTCGGGCTTCCCGACACGGCGACGCAGGCCGACGTCGATCGCGCGCTTGAGGCGGCACGGACGGCCAGTGCCGCAACCACTTCCCTGCATTCAAGCCTGGGCACGCTGGTCGGTCTTGGTGCCGATGCAGGCACCGACGCCATCCTTGCGGCCGTGCGCGCCAGCGTGGAAGGCGGGCAGGCCAATACCCAGCGCATGCAGGCGATGGAAACGCAGTTGACCGAGCTGCGCCAGCAGAGCGCCAGGCGCGATGCCGAGACCGCAGTGGATGCCGCCGCGCGTGACGGCCGGGTCATCAGTGAGAGCCTGCGCACCGAACTGGTCAGCCTTCACGCCAGTAATCCGGAAATGGCCATGCGCATCATCAATGGCCTGCCCAAGCTGCCGCAGGGACAGATGGTCCGGCATTCGGCCAATGGTGGTCGCAGCACCACCATGGATATGGATGGTGCTGACGCGGCCGCCGTGGCCAAGATGGACGCGGCTTTCGGGGTGACCGAGGCGGACATCCAGCAGTTTGGAGGCAACCATGGCTCTGTCTGATGACCGGGCGCTGGACCGCATCCGCTGCGGCGCGCGCCCTGAATTCCCGCTATCTGTCGCGGCCGGGTTCTGCGTGTATCGCGGGGCCATTACGGCGGTCTGCCAGGACGGCACCGCCGTTCCGGCTGGCAGCACCGGCACGCCGTCCCCCCTCGTGGCGATCATGGGCATTGCCCGTGGGCGTCAGGACAATTCCGGCACGTCGCAGGTCTATGGCGACCAGAGCGGTCCCGGTCCCGCATGGATCGAAAAGGATGCGTTTGCTCTGCCGTTCGACACGGCTCCCACGTGGGCCAATGTTGGTGCGACGGTTTACGCCATCGACGATGAAACGGTGTCCCTCACCGAAACCCCCGAAGGCGGCACTGCGCGTCTCCAGGTCGGCACGCTGTCCGGCCTGGACGAAAACGGCGTGCCCTTCGTCCTGATCCAGTAAGGCGACCGACATGGAAATCAACGCAGGCAACATCAACGCGCTGACCACGCGCATCAACGTGGCGTTCAACAGGCGCCTGTCGGTCGTCGCCCCGACCTATCAGAAGTTCTCCATGGTCATCCCGTCCACCAGCGGTCCAACTTCTACCCGCGTCTGGCGGAACTGCCGGGGCTGCGTGAATGGAAGGGATCGCGCGTCGTCCACCGCCTGAGTGTGGGTGGACGCATGCAGATCATCAACCGGAAGTTCGAGGAAACCCTTTCGATCTCCCGCGATGACCTGGACGATGACGATTACGGCATGCTGATGCCGGTGGTCGAGGAACTGGGATCGGATGCCGGTTCCCTGCCTGACAAGCTGGTTTATGAACAGTTGGGCAAGGGACGCACCGAACTGTGCATGGACGGCCAGCCCTATTTCGACAAGGATCACCCGGCCTACGACAGCAATGGCGATCTGTTCTCTTACGCCAATATCGACACCATCCAGGATGGTGAGCAGGCCCAGCCGTGGTGGTATGTGTTTGACACAAGCCGTGCGCTGAAACCCATCATCTTCCAGCCGCGTCGCCCGTTCTCGATCATCGCCAAGACCCAGCTTACCTCGGGAAATGTCTTCAACGATGACGAGTTCGTATGGGGCACGGACGGCCGCTGTGCTGCGGGGTTTGGCTTCCACATGTTCGCCTATTGCACCAACCGGCCACCCACGGCGGATGTGTTCAATTCGATCGTGGGCGCGATGGCCTCGCAGTGCCGCCGGGACGGGTCGCCCTATGGCGTCAGCCCCAAGCTGGTCGTGGGGCCGAAGAACATGGAAGGCCCGCTGCGCACGCTGCTGAAAAGCACGCTGGTACCCGTGCTGGCACCGGACGGCAAGACGTGGGTGCCCGGCACCAACGTCTGGGCCGATTATTGCGACCTGCTGGTCGCGGACCGTCTGCCGCAGGCCGTGGGGAACTAACCGATGTCCGCAAAGTCCACAGCAGCCCAGAATACGAAGACCGCGACGGTTGGCACGGAAGCCACCGGCGGTGTCGTCGAGCATCTGGTCGAGAAGTTCGACGAGGTGATGGATGCCGAGGCGAAAGCCGCCCAGGCGCAGGCCGTATCGTCTCAGGTGGTCCTGCTGTCAAAAGGGCATGCGCGCAGCGTGCCCAATGACAGCCTGATCATCGTGTGCCGTGAGCCGGGTTTCCGGCGCGCGGGCATCGCCCACCCGGCGGTGGAGGTCTATGCGGCCGACCACTTCAATGCGGAGCAACTGGCGATGCTGGTGGCCGAGCCGATGCTGGAAGTGATCGGGGTCAAGGAATGAGCCAGTACGCCCAACTGGCGGACATGCGCGAGGCGTTTGGTGATGAGGAACTGATCCTGGTCACCACCCCCGAAGGCCAGCCCCGCGAGACGATCGACACCAGCCGGGTAAACACGGAGCTGGTAACGGCATCGGCCGAAATCGACAGCTACCTGCGCCAGCGTTACCAGATGCCGATCAACGGCACCGATCCGATGATCGCGCGCGTATGCTGCGATATCGCGCGCTGGCGGCTGTGGAACCGATCGGACGCCGAACCATCCAACGCCGTGCGCGGCGGATACAAGGATGCGATTGCCTGGCTGAAGTCGGTCAATGTCGGGAGCGTCACGCTGGATGGTGAGATCGCCATCAATGTCGGCACCGACTTTTCGAATTTCGTGGCCCGGCGTCCGGCATTCATGGGGCGCTGTTCATGACGGCGCGTGAATTCAGTGCCGACCAGTGCCCCAGTGCGCGCCTGCGTAATGGTGGCCCGCTGCTGGAGGCATGGAATGGCCTGCGCGCGCTGCTGGTGCCCTATTTCCCGGAAAATCTGTTCAGATACCGGACCGTGCAGCCGCGCATGACCCCGCAACGGTGGCAGGAAATCTCCGCCAAAGCGCCGATGATCGGCATGTCATGGGCAGGATGGGTGCCGGGGAACGACCGTGGTGGCCGCCAGTTTCGGGGAGATGCATCATTTCCCATCTTCCTGCTGGTCAAGACGCCCCTCCCTGAAGACCTGATTCTCGGCACGGACACGATGCCCGGCGCAATGGGGGTGGCATCCACTGCTGTCCATGCCCTGAACGGTAGGAAGATCAGGGGTGGCACGGTGCGGGTCCGGTCGGTCAGCAATCTGGAATCCTGCGACTGGATCAACGATCGCACGGCCATCGTGACGATGAATGTCGTGGTCGAGAACCTTGCCTTCAATGAGCGATACCTGACGGCCGACATGCCCACGCTGACCAGGCTGGAAGGCACATGGACGTTCACCCCCGGCGATGGCGTGGTCGAGGACGTCGTTTTCGATACGGAAAGCAGATCATCATGAGCAAGACCCTGAAAGTCGTGCCGAAACCGGGCACGATCATCCGCGATGCGAAGGGCCGCGACATGGGCAAAGGCCCGTTCGAGGTTGACCTGTCGGATCGCTACTGGCGGCGGCTGCGCAAGTGGGGGGACATCATGCCCCCTGATGAAGTCGCGGCAGCAGCCGCGAAAGCGGCGGCCACGGCCGCAGCGCCTGCTGCTGCCCCCGCGAAACCTGCAACACCGGGAGCCAAGGCATGAGTGTCCTGACCCAGATTCCCGATAACTGGAACGTCCCCGGCTCCAATGCCGAGGTGGTGGCGATCCGCACGGGCACCACGCTGACGGCCATGCCGCTACGCATTCTGGTCATCGGGCAGTTGTCCGGCGGGATGGTGCAGCCGCTGGTGCCGGTCCCGGTGACGGACCCCTCGCAGCCGCCTGCGCTGTTTGGTCCGGGCACGCGGCTGGCCCGTGCCGTGGTCAAGCTGCTGAATGCGGCACCGTATGCACAGATTGATGTCATCGGCGTGGCCCCCGTGCAGGATGGCCTTGCCGCCATGGGCAGCGTGCTGCCCGTAGGAACCGCCACGGGTGCTGGCACCTTTGCCGTTGTGGTGGGTGGCGTGCGTATTCCCGTTACCGTGCCGTCCGGCACCACGGCCGCACAGGCACAGGCGGCGCTGATCGCGGCGCTGGCCACCGTGACCGATGCCGCGAACATGGTGACCATGACGGCCGACGCCACCACGGCGGCCGTGACTGTGGCGCTGAAGGAAAAGGGCGCTGAAGGCAACAACATTGACCTGCGCATGAGTTCCGCCCTGACGGATCAGGTGCCGGGGCTGTCCTTTACCGTCACGCCGTTCTCTGGCGGTGGCGGCGCGCCGGACATCGAGGACGCGCTCGATGCTGTATCCAACACATGGTACACGGACATCTTCCTCGGCCTGACCGACACGCCGAACCTGACCGAATTCACGGCGGAACTGACCCGGCGGTATGGCGCGATGGTGCGCAAGGATGCCCACGGGTATATCGGTTTCCGTGGCTCTTATGCGGACACCCTGACCCTGCTGGAGGGGCTGAACTGCCCGTATCTGTGCGTGTTGGCCGCCAACGCTCCCAAATGGTCGCCGTGGGAAGCCGGTGCGGTGTTCTGTGGCATCGCCGCCCAGGCGTCCAATAATGACCCCGCGCGCCAGATGCGTGACCTTGTGCTGACCGGACTGGAGGGGCTTGGTCCTGACGATGGTGACCTGTTCACCGAGGAAATGCGCAACGTCATCCTTGGTCAGGGTGGTGCGACCTTCGATGTGGGGCAGGATGGAACGGTCACGCTTGAACGGGCCGTGACATCTTACAAGACCGACGCGAACGACCTGCCGGATACGTCATGGCAGGACATCATGACGGTCAAGACCGCGACGCGGGTGCGCTACGAGTTCCGGACCTACACCGGAAGCGGCTGGGCCACCTACAAGCTGGCGGATGACGGGTCATCGCTGTCCATGGCTGATGGTGTCATCACGCCGTCACTCGCGAAGGCGGAATGGATTGCCCAGTGCAAGATCTACGAGGCGAATGGATGGATCGAGAATGTCGATACCCTTGGCCCGCAGGCGGTGTTCTGGCGCGATCCGGATAACCGGAACCGCATGCTCTATACGGCCCCCATTCAGGTCATCGGCAGCCTGATCCGTCTGGACGGCCAGATTCAGGTTGAGGTGTAAAAATGGCAGCAGATTCAAACGACGTTATTGGCATCGTCACGATCTATGTGGGCACCCAGCAGATGGACTGCGGTGAAGGCAGTTCCATCCAGTTGCCTGGTCGCAAGAACAACCGTGTCCTGACCGGCATGAAGACCCGGCGCGCCGGGGCCTATGAAGGCGGCATCATCAAGGCGACGCCGGTGGTCGGGACCGGGGACAACGTGACCAGCATGTTCGACACGGTGCGCCGTGGTCCCATGCAGTTGGTCTGCGACACCGGGCAGGTGTTCTCCATCTCGGACGCCTTCCTTGAACAGAAACCCACCACCACGGACAACGGCGGCAAATCACCCGCCACATGGTATTTCGACATCTACACGGAGCATACAGCCAGTGCGTAAACATAACGAGATGCCCGAATTCACACCGGGAACGGGCGGCGGTCCGGCGGAAGAAGCGGCGGAATCATTCCTGCCGGAAACCGCGCGCGTGGAGGGTCTTGAACCCGCCGGGCCCGGTTTCCCCAGGCGCGCGCTGAAGGGCGAGAACGGAGCAGTGATCCTGCCGCTGCTGGCCCCCGCGAAGCAGACCACCAAAGGGCCGGGTGACGTTGTGTCCGAGCGTTTTGTGGATCAGTTGGTGTTCCGCCCCCTGAAGGGCAAGCAGATTCGTGAAGCGCAGGCGCGCAAGCGCGATGAAGGCAGCTTCATCATGAGCCTGATGCAGGTCTCATCGGGCCTGAACGGTCCGGTGGGTGCGATGCTGTTTGATGACCTGGACGGTCCGGACTTCATGGCGGCGCAGGTCATCGTGAGCGTTTTTATCAATCCTGGCCTGTAAACTGGCCGGTCATCATGACCTCTCTGGCGCATTACCTGCATTTCCCCATGGCGGACCTGTGGGGAATGACCTGGGAGGACATGCGGTTCTGGTCCGATAACCTTCGGGAATTATTTGCCCAGCAGGCCGGGCAGCAGGGATGAGGCGCTGATATGGACGGCCAGTTGACCGCCTCGCTGCGGCTGACACTACAGGATGATGCCGCACCCGGCTTTGACAGGCTGATCGCGACCGTTGACCGGCTTGAAGCCACGCTGGACCGCCTGGCCGGGGCCATTGATCCGCTGGCGGCCATGCTGGCCCCGATCACCCGCGCGACTACCGGCGCAGAGGCGCTTGAAAAGGCCCTGAGAGGCACCGCAGGCTCCGCCAGGGCGGTTGGCGAAGCGGGGGAAGCCATGGGTGCGGAAGTGGCTGATAGCGCCACCCGCGCCGCTACCGCCCTGCGCGGTTTCGAGGACATGCTGGACAGTATTGCCGCCACCGAGGAAACGGTGACGGCGGCCAGCGCCATCATGGGCGACGGGCTGATCGACGTTATCGTGCGCGGGGCCGAGCCACTGGGCGAGGCGCTGGATGCGGCCGGTGCGCAGGGCGTCGTGATGGGCAACGAGATTGCCGAAGGCGCGGCCCGCGCGACTACCGCTCTGGACGGCCTCATGGCCCGCGTGCGTGAAGCGCGCGAACAGATGACCGGCATGGTCGCGGACGTTCGTGATGGCCCGATCGGCACAGCGACCGGTGGCGTGCGCGACGCGGCACATGGCTTTTCCGAGAGCCTCCAGCATGCCATGCATAACGGCATGACGGCCGCCATGGCGACGGTCGGCATGCTGGAGCCGATCCATGCGGCGGCAGAATATGACAATACGCTGGTGCATATCGGCATTGGCGACGAACTGCATGGGGGAGCCAACCGTGCATTCGTCGCGGATTATGGACGCCATCTGGATGCGCTGGCGCGCGCGACCGGACAGCGTGGGAATGATCTGGCCGAGGCGGCCGGGTTCTACAACCGCGAAGGCTACAGCGCCGATCGTGTCAATGCGGTCATGCCGACCACCGCGCATATTGCCACAGCATATAATGCCGCGCCGGATGCCGTAGCCCGCAGTGCGTTCGCCTTGCAGGAAAGCCTTGGCATCACCGATCAGCAGTTGGGGGGTGCCCTGGCATCCGTTGCTCTGGCCGGGAAATCCGCCGACCTGCCGTTTGAGAAACTGGCCCCATTACTGCCCCAGGCGGCCGCCACGGCCGGGGTGTTCGGCATGCACGGGCGCGGTGGCGTCGATGACCTTGCGTCTGCGCTGGCTGTTGTGCGCAAATCGACCGGCTACGACAGTGAGGCCGTAACGGATGTAAAGCAGTTGCTGGTCGATCTTAACCAGGGCCATACGGCGCAGCGTTTCCGGCACTACGGCGTCGATATGTTTGGCGAGGAAGAGAGGGCGCGACATAACGGGACCGATCCGCTGCTGGCTATGATGAATGTCATCAGACGGGTGACCAATAACGGAACTGATGCCAGGGCGATGGGTGATCTGTTCCGCAATCATGATTCTTTTGTGGCGGCGGCGGCCTCATGCGGCACTGGGATCAGTATGATCAGATACACCAGCGGACATCGGGGGCGGATCAATCCGTCATCAACGAGGATTTCACTACCGGGATCGGGTCAACACAGATACGCCTTCAGGCGTTTGAAGAAGCATTAAGCCAGATCAACCGTCGCATTGGGGAAGGTTTCGTCCCGACCCTGAATATGATGACAGCCGCACTCAATCATGGCGTAGAGGCATGGGACTGGCTCGACCGGCATGTGCCGGGTGCCACCAGCGTATTGACGGGCACGATCGGGGCGGTGCTGGGCCTGACGGCGGCGTTTTCGGCCCTGAAGGTCGTGGGTGGTCCCGCGCGCGCCGCGATCAGCCTTCTGCTTTCACCTTTGCGTTCCGTCATTGGCCTGTCACGCACCATGGCGACCGTTATGGGTCTGGGGCGTGTCGCCACCATCGGGCTGGGTGGCGGGTTCCTGGCGGTCGCGGGCATCATCGTTGCCGCCATCGGGGACATCGCCCTGCACTGGGATCGTTTTTCGGGGATGTTCCACGCCATAGGACATGGCGCGATGGAAGAGCTGCGGGGGCTGGGCAACTTCGTGGCCGGTGTGTTCACCGGAGACTGGGAGCGGGCCATGCGAGGCATCGGTCAGGCCATGCGGGGCCTTGGCGGAGGATTCGCTGGTGAATTTGGCATCGTCAGGCAGTTATTCCTTGATTTCGTCCACTGGCTGGATGGCTGGACCGGCGGCCTGCCGTCGCGGATGCTCGCCAGCCTGAGCGCCGAATGGCATGTGCTGACGGACGGCATCGGTGCCCAGTTGGGCAGGCTTGAGCAGACGTTCGATAATTCATGGGTTGGCCGTCATCTTGGTTTCAACGTGCAGGCTGCCGCGCCGCATCCTGTCGTCGGCGCGCCTGCGCTGGTGCCGGCACCGGCCGTATCCG